TACCTTTAAAGCCGTCTGTTAAAGCTTGTGAACCAGCAGCTGCTAATTCTCCTTCAACAACACTCATTTCTAAGTAGTCTTCAAAACGTAAACGAGTTTCAGACTCAGCTTTTAAATACCATAAGTATCCAGATGTTCCATCTTCAGTAGCAACCTCTACCCATCCGATTTGAGACATGTCAGATCCATTGATAGTGTATTGGTTACGTATGATGATTGGTGAATTACTGTACTGAGTAAAAGTAGGGTCAATGCTAATATTAGTAGTTCCTGTAATTGCTCCTGCAGAACCATCCCAGTTAGATGTTTGAGATCCTTTTCCAAATTCAGAACCGTATACAAACATTTTTACTCCAGTAGCGGCCAAAGAACTTGTATCAGCAGCAGTATAAGGTGCTACAACTACATTTCCGTTATTTGGGTGAGAAGAAGTAACTACAGCTTTTAACTCAGCTCCAAGAGCATCTAAAAGAACTACAGTTTGCCCAGGAGAAACTACGTTTTCAATTAAAGTTCCGTCAATAGCAGTACCTCCAACTGGAATTCCAATAGTGTTAGTTCCACTTGTGTTAGTACATGCATCATATGCGATATGCAGACGATTTTGTTCTGACCAGATAACTTGATCTGAAGTCATTGGCATTTCAGCTCCAACCATACGTAAGAATCCAGAAAGAGTTCTGTTTCCATAACGCTCTACTTCTTGCTCATAGATCTCAGGTAAGTACTGTTGTGCAAAATCTTTTCCAGTTCCAGTGTTGAACTGTAAATAGTTAGTTTGTAGCAGTTGTTGTGACTGCGATGGCTTAATTGAGCCAAATGTTGGGGTTAATGTTCCCATAATAATCTAATTTTAATTGTTAAATTTTCTTGTTTTAATTTTTAGTTTTGAAGAATCTAAACCACTTATTGCTTTTACTTTAAACCCATCAATAAATACATTACCATCTTGAGTTTTACGAGGCTCTGTACTTATGTTTTTAGATTTAGCCAGCTGATCTTTAATAGCATCTGTTTTACCTTGCTCATAAAAATGTTGCGCTATAGTATCGGCATTACGTGCTGCATAAATAGCTTTGTGATAACCTCTGTGGTCTACAACTTCACCTTTATCGTTTAAGAACGTCTTAACGAAAGTGGAGATGTCACTTTGGTTTTCAGCAACTCTTGAAGGATTTTTAATGCCATATCTAAATTTCTTTTCTCCAACTTTAAAATCAAAACCTTTGAATTCGTCGTTAAAAAGTTCTTTAGTTTGACTAACAAATCTTTCGTGATTAGCTTTTGTAGCTGTTTGCTCTTCATTATATCGGTTAAAAAAGTCCATAGCTTTTTGTTGCTCTTGACTAACGCCGGGTCTCAACTTGATCTCTGCGTAATATTTGTCTTTAAGCGAATCCAAATAGTTTTTGGCTTTTGCAACTTCTTCTTTATATGCGAGTTTTTTCTTTCTAATATCTCGCTTTTCGTCTAAATCTTCATCATAATCAAAAGAATCTTCAATAATAAACTGAACTTCTTCATCATCTAAATGAGGTTTTGCTTGCTTATAATATTCTTTTAATAATGCTTTACCATCTACTCCGCTGTAATCAGCGTTTAATCTAGCATAATCTTCAATAGTACCACCAGTTTCTTTCATGAAAGCTACTAGCTTATCTACATTTTCTGGCAGTTCTTGTGCTTCTGCTTGCGGTAATATTTCTTTTTGTTCCTGTGTGGCTGGGGTACTTTCAGTGCCTCCAACCATTGTGATCTCTTCAGAATTGTTGTCTTCATCTTCTACTAATTCTATAGGAGACTCTTCTACTTTTTCTTCGGTGGCCCGTACTTCTTCAACCACTCTTTCGCTGTCGCTACTGTTTTTTGGTTCTTCGACAACAGCATTGCTATCATCTGTCTCTTGTGTTTGAACGGCATCTTCTTCGGGTTTTTTGGTTAAATCAACTTTTGTAACTTCTGGAATTACATTTCCTTGACCTTTGATTTTTGGAGCTTTAGATTTTATCTTGAATTCTCCTTCTTGTTTTACTTCTTCTGACATAATATAATATAATAAAAATTAATAATTGTTTATCTTGGTGTAAACTGCTCTAAACCAAAACCATCTAAATTATCATTACCAGACGATTCAAAGTTTGTAGGTAATAAATCATTTTGTCTTTGATCTATAAGCTTACTCTGTTGAGTACCTTGCATTTGTAATCTTTTATCTTTACGATTTTCTATTTCAGCTTCTTTTTGTGTTTCAGCCTTAGCTTTCATTTCTGCTAACTTCATTTGATAACTAAACTCTTCAGCCATCAAACCTCTTTTAATATTAGCCTCCTGCTCCATGCGTTCTATTTCAAACTGAGACTTAGCCTGTTCTATTTGAACTTCTGTTTGCGCTAAAGCTTGGTGTTTTTGAACTTCAGCCGCCGCAGCTTTTTCCGCGGACTCAGCATTAGCTTGAGCTTGAGCTTGTATATTTTCTAATTTATTAGCTCTTTCTAATTCAGCATTTTCTTTTTGTCTAAGTTTAAGAAGTGAATTAGCTAATTTAATATTTTGTATTTCTCTAATATCTATAGCATCTGAAAGTTTAATACTTCCAGACTGTAAAGCTATTTGTATGCTTTTTTCTAATTGAGCTTTTTCTTCTTCATCTGGCTCTAATTCTAAAAATATACCGAAGTCATGAATATGAAGATCATCAACTTCTTGCAATGTAGCCACGTTGAAAGAGTTTATACTATTTAATAACGATGCTCTTGTTAATGGAAACTGAAGCATATCACTAACTCTTAAGCTTATATTTTCAGATGTTCTTATAGTTAAGTACATTAAAGATTGTAATATATGTCTTGTAGCTGTATTTGAATTAGCTGCCGCAAGCTTTTGTAAACCAACCAAAGCATTTTTATCTGGTTGACTACCATCTCTAGCTTCATTAAGGCCGGTAACATCTCTAATCATTTGCAAGTAATACTGATACGTCTGTATCATAGCTTGTATTTTAGATATACCAGAAGAGCTTTGTAATTCTTGAATTGGCACTTTACCTCTGTTTAATTCACCGTCTTGAGTTAAAGATCTACCTACTATAGTACCGGTTTGAAAATACATATTCAAAGCTTCAGCAGGGTTATAGTTTGTTCCATTACCTAAATCAACTTCGGCTAGCCCATCTACATCAACGTAGACGCCATCGGGAACCATTCTAGCTAAAACCTGTTGCAGCTTTAAATGAGTTATTTGAATCATATCAGCAAAGCCAGTTGTTCTACTAACTATTGATTCAATACGCCCTTGATACATTCTAGGAGCTGTAATACAGTAGTTCATATTTACCTTAGTGGTATCAGAAAATGGCCTAGTCATATTTTCAGCAAGCTTCCACTCTAACATACGATCACCCATGCCTAAAATTTTGGCACCAGTGTATAATACTTCAATAGATCTTGAAGCTCTTTCAAAGTTATCGCTTTCTGGTGGGTTAAAAGTATCAGGCTTTTCTAATGTTTTTTCTAAACCTTGTTCTGTTTGCTTTATTTTAAATACTTGATCTTGATATGTTTTATACTC